ATCGTTTTAATCTTCGTCTTACCTTCCACCTCTTCGATATGCGATAAAATGTAGATGCGTTGGTCAGGGTGCGTATTATTGATAGCCGTGTTCAGAATGTTCCAAGCGTTCTGACCAATCCGATTAAAGCGCTGAAATACTGAGTTGCCACCACCTTCATCGGTGACACCGCGCATAAACTCATTGGCCATGATGTACTGGAAGTCATCGATAATCACGATAGGCGCTTTAAGAGATGGCAGAAGGTCGTTAATCTCGTAAGCGTTATCCGTGTTCAGCTTTCTAAATTGCTTGCCGGCTCGAAAGGGTAGCGGCTTACCCATGACGTTGATAACGCCACATAGCGACGGGTCAAGGTTTTGCATACTAAAAGACTTGCCTGAACCGCTATTGCCTAACACTAAAGTCACGATAGCCATTAGTTACTCTCCTTACTTTGACCAAATATGCTGTCAAAGTCCGATAGCATCTGGTCGATAATTGGTTTTGCGGTTGCCAGTTGCTCAGTGCTGGCTTGCGGCTCGCTGATATTTTTAGCGAACCAGTATTCATCTTCCTGCTCGCGCCACTCAAAACCTGCCTGCGCTTGTTGGTAGCTATCACTCATGACTTCACCTCGCTTGACCGGTTAATGTCTCTCGATAGCGCAAGCAGTTCTTCTAACGTCTGCTGACCTTCAAGCAATAACTGCTCGCGGTGCTCCTGACTGCGTACTGGCATAGGTACAAAATCAACACCCATTTTTGCTAACACATTAGCCATTTGCATGTTGGCGTCATTGTTTTCTGACTTGCAGCGCTGTAGGGCTTTAACAATGCTCATGACTTTCTCCCATACGCCTTAGCGATAAAATCATTGGCGTGCGCCGCTTCTTTAGCCTTCTGGCTGGCTTGATATTCTTCCCAGCTCATATCATCGTCAGCGTCCGGGTTGGTGTTCTCTTCAAGATAAAGCTTGTGCTCTAAATGCGTGCGGTCTTCTGCTTCGATACCAGTTGCTAGGGCATTGGCACCAGTAGCAATGACGGCGCTGGCGAGTAGGGCGGATATTGCGATCTTTGCAGTCAGCTCGACGTTGACTAACTTTAGTAATTGTTCCATAATGGGTCTCCGTAGAAGTTTGGAAGCCCAGTCAATTTGCCTTGACTGGGTTTTTTTATGCCTGAATTTTGACGTTAAGCGCAGCGATTAAAGCGTCGGCGTGTTGCACTGCTGACAGCGCTATCTGAACGCTACTCACTTGCTTGCCAGCGTGGGCTTGAATAAGACCTTGCATGGCTGATGCGGCTAACTGGTCGCGTCGGCTTAACGGTTTTGATTGATTACTCATAAGATGGTCCCTGTTGTTAAATGACTATGGTAAGCAATGCCAATTGCATCACTTACGATAGCCATCCATTACCGCGCCCAATCCAATCGAACGCGCTTCAAGATGGTTCTATGTATTCATGTGCTGTTAAATAGTTTTAGCGATTGCTCGCAGGGCGATTGCCGTTTTGATACGGTCAATAATATCGTGATTACGATATAATGTAAACCCCTGAAACGATATTATTAACGTGTTTACGATAAAAATAGTTAAATATAATACTAATACGATATTTTGAGCACAAAAAAACCGCCAATTAAGGCGGTTTGGTGGGAAAGCAATATGAAATTAATTGTTAATTTACGAAAAAACCCGCACAAAGCGGGTCGGGTGTAGGATAGGCGATAAAAAACCGCCACTAGGGCGGTTCGTTAATACATTAGTCTTAGTCTCTATAGCCTCGTATTGCTCATATTTTATTCAAAAGTCGATTCTTCTTCAGTCCAACGGTGATACAATCAGGAAATCAAAACTAACTAGGATGTAACATGCCTATCACCCGATCTCTGCTGTTTATACTTTTGTCTACGGTGTTAATCACTTCTTGCGACTTGCCAAAAAAGACATCTGATGATGGTGAGACAGAGCCAACAGAAAATCCCGCCGAAGTAACAGGAAACCCATGTTTAGAGTCTTGGGCTATTGACAGAATGAAAGGGCATATCAAAGAGCGAGCAGAAGAATTAATTAACGCTAAATATAGTGCGGGAGTTATTAATTCTTCATTGCTTTATAGGGCAGACATTTCATTTGATTACATATCGCAGCCTACTACTTTAGAAAATGGTGATCTATCCTGTTCAGCTAAAGTGATAATTTCTTATGTAGGAAATGACCATTCAACAAAAGACTTGGCTATTACCTACGCAAACCTTGTAAACGCTAATATTGAGTACAACTCTAATCCTTTCGCAAATACTTTCAACGGTTATAGTCTTAAGCAGGAACTAACAAGCCTTGGTATTAATGAATTTAATATTAACGAGTTCAGCGACATATCGGGAAATAGTTTTGCTACTCAAATGGAATATGAGTTACGGACAACTCACTCAGAAGATGGAGAGGAACAACAAAGTTATCAAGCAGAAATTGGTAAACCTGCTGCGATGCTAGCATCGATCACTTTGTTAGATAACCTGATACAAAAAAACAAGCGCTCTAATAGTTTGCCGGATGCTGGAAGTGCGGAAGGCCAGGCAACTAAAGCAGATAGTTATTATGATGAATACGATGAGTATGTAGAATACTCTGAAGAAGTAGAAGAGGTGATAGACTTTCAGGATGATCCAATTGCTCCTCAAAAGCTAAAAACAACTGAAAGCGAAGAGCAAAAAGTAAAAGATAAAATTGTTGCACCGCATACTATAAAAGCCGACAAAGAAACCTCCAAACCTATTGCAAAAAATGAAACGATAGACGAAGACAAGTATGATACTGCTTATGTCTATGATTACAGTTATGATGAACAATAATATAAGAATTAAGAAATATTAAGTAGACGAGTATTGATAAAATAGATGAGCGATGCTATGGTCGAATTTACTTTGTCCGACTGTTAAGGTGTCGCTTATGAAAACTTGGTCAGCACTTCTTATATCTATGTTCATGATGGCGCCAGTCGTACAGGCGAATGCTCAGAACTATCCGTGTTCAAAAAGCATGGGCGGTGTATCGCATTGTAAGGATGGTAAGTTTGTTTGTAATAACGGTAAGATTAGTCAGTCTAAGAAAGTTTGCAGTTAGGCTTTGATTTTATAAATGAGCGCCAAGAGCCCACTATAATAGTGGGTTTTTTATGGTCTAGAATATTACTCAATACAGAGGGTTAGAATAGATTGCAAGCCTAAATATGATGGTCATAGCGGCAATGGTTAAAGTAACTATGACGGCAGACGCGATTAGTAAATGGTATGTAAACTGAGACATTTGTCATTCCTTATTATTATTCGGCAGATTTTATACCAGTTCTTAAGGAAGGTTATGTGATTTTATGGACTAAGCAGTGAGCTATTATGTGTGGAGGATTGGGTAAAAGTGTAGGTGATAAAAAACCCACTGTGAGATGGGTTTTTGGTTCTTACTATTAAGTTTAGGCCATCTTCAGTCTTTCATGTTCAAGGCTATCAAAGTGTGATGAGGTAATAAACAGCTCATTACCAATTCTTTTCTTTGCGGCACTGTAGTTGATATCAAACTGGTACTGTGCAAATTCTTTGTATAAATCACTAATTTCTGGGGTGTTGTCGTAAGTAAGCAACCACGGCAAGTTCGTTTTGGCCAATTTTTCAGAAACGGCCGCATGGTCTTCATGATTATAGAAATTAGTGTATAAAGATTGACCTTTATTATAGTACGGAGGATCTACCATAAGCAGTGGCTTGGGTAGTCTAAGACTCTCTAGCCTCTCAATGAATTCGATTGCATCCATATTGTAAATATGAATCTTATCTTTAATTGCAGCAATCTGATGAACTTTTTTTATTAAAGCTACCTTGTTGAAGCGGCAATCCATTCTATATGCACCATCTTGCTTCTTGCCGCCTATTACTCCAGCTTTGATGATACCAGATCGATTGGTACGGTTAAGGAAGAGGGTAGAGAACGCAAGCTCTAAAGAATCCACACTATCTTTAATATCCTGTATGGCCTTTTGCTTATACCATTCGTCCATATCAATTTTCGTCAAACTAATAAGATTGGCTAGCTCTTCTGGTTGATTGACTATAGCGCTCCATAATGAGGCAATCGATTGATCTATATCATTGAGGTGTAGCTCTTCAACCACCTTGTTTGTTAATAGTCTTAAGGCAAGGCCACAGCCCCCAGCATAAGGCTCAGCATATTGGCACAGCTCCATGTCATGACTTTCTATAACGTCACGAGTCATATCATAAATACTAGCTTTGCCACCTGGGTAACGAAGCGGAGATAATGAGCGTTTCATTAAATATTCCTATCTGAGTGCTTTTTCATAGTATCACTTTGATCCCTGATTGACTTCATTTTTATTTCTTGATGCTGCATCAAGTGCAAGTGTAAGCTGGGTGATAAAAACACTTACAAGCTCGGTATTTTCCTTACACCATATATCAATAATATTTATGTCGTTGAAGTAATACAAACTATCATTGAACCATTTCTTCATATTAACTCTGTTCTTTTGATCCGCTAAGGATTGAGTAACTATATGTTCACGTACGTAATCTGTAGTATACGTCTCCGACTTTGACCAGAAATCTCTATTAACTATTGGGTTAGCCAATTTTTCTTCAATGAAGCGATACATTAACATTTCTGGGTTTCTATAATGGGAAGGATCATTATCTTTCAAGCTCTTACTTGCAGGTAAAACACAGAAGTTATCGTATTGATCTATTATTTTTCTATTAGAAGCTTTACTTGCTACATCATTGTCAGATATTAAAACTGTATTTTTAAAGTAACCATCAGATTTAACTAGTTTTACTAAAATTTCACAACCAATTTCTAAAGAAATCGTTTCGAAATCAGTTGCAAATCTGAATTCTTTGTTGTGATCATTAATATCATTTGACTCAAGTATTTTTTCAAAAAAATATTTAGCTTCATTGTCTTCGAAATAAATTTTAATTTTAGGTTTGGTTTCTAAACTATGAGTGGGTGTTACCTCTAAAAGCATATCTTTTTTTATTTTACTATATGTAGGGTTTTTCATCGATCTAGGCATTATAGTATCCATTAAATAGACAACCTTATCCTTAGGGTCAGGATTACTATCTGAGATACTATCAAATATAGATTTGATGATTGTTAAAGAGTGTGAGGTTAAAATAACTTGCAGATCTAAATACCTTGCTTGTTTTTTAATAGTTTCCATCATTTTTAATTGGGCTTTTGGATGAAATCCTGCTTCTATCTCATCAATGACTAAAATCCCGCCTTTGTAGTCATCACCTATTTTATTTTTTAAATTCCAGAAAGAAGCGAATGCAGTAGCAATTGAGCTTAAAGAGTCCTGACCAAGAGAAATAGTTAAAGATGAATGATCTAATTCAGGTACAAGGGACTGCTTATTGCTTTTCCCAAATGCATGAGCGTATAAGCTAGCATCTTCTTTTCTTGGATTGATAGGAATAATACTATTGAAAAAATTATTTATGTAATCTAAAACTTCAGTAGAAATCTGGGCTTTTTTATGAGTTATAGTAGTTTGATCAAACTCTCCTATAGGGCTAATACGACTCATACCTAAGTAGATAGTTGGCAAACCAATTTTTCCAGCATCGCTAACCCCAAACTCTTTAACAATATCTTCAGGAATTAATTGAGAGTTCTGTGTTCGTGGTATTAATCTTAATCTATAAATGTAAATAAATTTTTCATTAGGGCTTTTTTGAGTTCTATTTTCTAAATCTTGAATTTGTATTTGGGTTAATGTTGTTTCATCAACTTTTGCCATAAAAGGTTTGTACTGTTTTCTATTAATAATTTCTTTTTGCCCAGCAGTTATCGAACATAACTTCTCTATTTCAAAATTTCTAACTTCATAGATTAAACTAGCTGTAGATGCTCCTGAATCTCTCGAATTAAAATCATCTTCATAATCTAGATAAAAAATCTCGCTAAAATCGGAACGAAATTTTTTATCTAGCAATGTTTTATGAACCTTGGACTCTGTTCCATTAGCTATTAACCCAAGAATTGTGGATTTCCCTATGCCATTATGTCCTGCTATAACAGTAATTCTCGAAGCAATATCAATTTCTAGTTCACGTAGGCTTCTAAAACCTTGACTGTCAAAAACAATTTTTTTTAATTTCATAGCAAAGATCTTACATTAGGTTAGTAAATAGTAAAATACTCTTAATACAGAGTCCAAATACATCTATATTTATAAATTTTTTATCTTTTAAATTTTACTTTGTTTCATCACGACATACTTTCAACCCAACCTTCACAGCTTCACTCAAGTCAGCACCTTTCTTAATACTGTAAGGCACATTAGCATCAGTATCTAATCATCATAAATGTATTTTTGAAGGTACTCTTCATAACTCTCAGTGCTGTCTAACTCTTTCAGTAATAATGAATTACACGCTTGCTCTATATTATAACCACCTACAGTTTCAGGGAATGCATAAGAAAAATCAGATTCCGATAAAGCTCTTTTGTTTGACTGCCAGCTATTTAATACTTCATCTTTGAATCCATAATCGATTCGAGCATTAATAAAATAAGTCTGGTTTTCACATGAAATAAACCACTGGTTTTTTGAGTAATACATCCCTTTTTTTCGCAAAGGATGGTTATTAATATAGGTCGACTGGAATATAGCTGAAATATACTTAGGCTTATCTTTAGCGGTACTAAAACTACTGCCTCCATACACTCTAATATTTTGTCTTTTAACAGAATCATAATCTAAAAAAGTTTGTATCTGCTTATCAGTAGATTTCCCCAAGTCTACCCAATCCACAGCGTTAGCTGCCAATGGTAAAATCAATAAGGCCATTAATAAAACTTTACTCATAATTACATCCTTGTATTAATCCCAATCCAGCGCCTCACGATACACGCACCATCCCAATGGCAGCGTGTCGACTGGCGTGGCGAACTTTAGGAAGTGGAGGATCCATACATACGCCCAATCATTAGTATTCGACATATTTACCTACTACTTTGCCTACCAAATTACAGTCACCCATTGGCATCATCTTTTGTTCGTGCCAATCAGGATTAAGCGGCTTTAAGTACATATCATTTGATTTTTCACCTATTACCAACTGCTTGAATGTAGCTTCCGTGTCGTCATTACACTGAACAACTACTAAGTCACTATCTTTAAGGGCGAATAATCCAGTCTCAGGCTCAACATAGATTATTTCATTAGGCTTAAACTCAGGCAGCATGCTGCGCCCTTGAACGCGCAAGCAAAAACCGTTCTTAGATAGGTTAGGAGGGCGTGGCGCTTTGCCTATAGTATCTAGCATCGTTACAGACTCAATATTAGACCAACTACCAGCCGCTACCCAGCTCAGTATAGGCACCATGCTGGGATCTTCTGATATAGAGACGCGTCGAGTATCGATAGGCAGGTTAAATAAATCATCCCCACCTTTCCCTTGTATCTCTTTTATTTGCGCTCTTAACTCGTCGATAGATGGATTTTTAGGCACATCTAACATTTCACCATGATTATTAATCAACCAGTCAGCATTCACACCAGTAGTCTTAGCTATATCAAATAGGCTAGATGATTCTTTATTTCTATCATTCTCAATATCTGATATAGCGCCTTGCGATGTCTTAACTTTTTTTGCAAGTTGTACTTGGGTTAGTCCTGCGTGTTTACGGGCTTTTTTAACCCTATCTCCAAGACTTTCAATGTTCATCTCAATACCCCTTATAAATTATCGTAATTATGATACAAATAAATATCGTTTTGACGTTTGATTAAATAACGTAATTACGATAATATGATTATTATTAAACGTCGGAGCGATATTTATGACCAACACTATCAATTGGACGTCTATTGTCCGAGACCTATTGAAAGATAGGACGCAAATTGAACTGCAAGAAATAACTGGTGTGCATCAAGGCGTTATTAGCGACCTTAAGAGCGGCAAACCTAAACCGCACCTTACATACATCAATGGCGCTGCATTAATAAAGGCTCATCAAGAGCTTTGCCAAGAACAAACAGAGGAGGCCTAACCATGTCCACAAACCAATTATCGCCCGAAAGAGTGCAACGGTCACGCAATATGCAATCAGACATCTTGCACGCAGTTGCAGAGGCTAAGCAGGTAAATGTCGCTAAATGCCTTGGCGTAGAGTCAAGTACCGTCGGTCGCTGGCTAGATGCGAAAAACCCAGAAAGCCAAGTCGTCCGGTTTTGCGACATTCTTGCGCTTTGCGGTCTAAAGATCGTTCCTGCTAACGCTCAGTGCTATGACGTTGAAAAAATAGAAATGCTATTCAACGTTACAAAAGACTATTTCAAGCGCTTAGATGGAGTAGATGACTTCTTTCAAAACGATGCTGGCATGTATGACGCAAATGAAAGTGTTCGTTACAGCCGTACAAGCGATCTATCAAATATAAAAACCTATCCGAACACCATATTGGCATTGCTTGCCAGCTTTTGTGAAGCCTGCAAGAGCTTGGTAGCTGCTAAGAGCAATACCAACAGACCAACAGTACTGGTCGCAAGATTGAATATTGAAAACGAGATAAAGCAAGAACGTCAGGACATCGTGGCAGACGATGCCGCGTTTTGGAAGACGGCTCTGATTCTAACCAACATCGTCGGATTATTTATCTTGCTGACTATGACTTTTAGATTCTGGGGGCTGTGATGTTAAGAGAGCAAACTTTTAGCGATAGAAGTAATTATCCAAAAGCTGTTGATGCGGAATGGTTGGCAAAAATTGCTGAACATAAAGAAAAGGTTGGCTTTACTGACTACGATGCGCTGGGCGCACCAAAGCGGAAAGTTCAGCGCACAGATGCACAGTTGCGTGAGCTTGAAGGTATCGAGAAAGCCAAGGCGGAAGCAAGAGCGCAGGCAGAACACCAAGCAGCGTTGGCAAGACTGGCAGACGGCACAGCCATTCATCGTCAGAAGAAAGAAGGCACGGCATTGGTAATGAAGGGCAAAGCAAAGTCAACCAAGACCAAAAGAGACAGCTCGAAGGATAGACCGAATGCCGCAGCAAGACGCGCCAAGATTATAAAGGCACTTAATGCCGGCAGCAGAATTAAGTTAGAGCGTAAAAAAGGCGCAGCTTATCAAGCGCAGTACATAGATATCCGTTGGATTATCGACAATCACAAAATGAATATCAAGCGCATCAAGTCAGTCAGCTCTAGCGATTCTTACTTTGTCTTAGATAAGTTTGCTCGCTATCAAGCGCCGGTAGCTATTAACGGTGCAGCTGAAGATAAAGACAAGCTGCTTACTGCATTACTTAGTAAGAAGCTGGTGCTGGCAAGTGATGTCATGGGCACGAATAAGTTAGCCACAGCGACAGTGCTAAGCATTGCGACGCAGCACGACTTGGATGTTTATACCGTGTTTGATGATAGTCGCAAGACAGTGGGCTGGATATATATTTTAGATGAAGAAAAGCGCAAGGCAAAGATTCATAAGCTTGGTGATATGTTGCAAGCGCTGGATCATTTAAAAGATAAGAAGGCAAAAGCTGGGCAATAAAAAACGCTCATCAATGGGAGTTGATGAGCGTCTAACAAAGCGAGTACTACGAAATGAACATTAACGGCAACCAAACCATCAATGACGGAGATTATGCCATGCAATTCCCAATTATTCAACAAAATACTGATTTACAGCAAGCGGTATCGGCGCGGGAGCTTTATAGCTTTTTAGCGCCTACAGAGCGTTTTGCAAGCTGGTTTGACCGCCAGTTACAGTACGGCTTTACCGATGGTAAGGATTATTTAGGGTGTGAAGTTTTTAACACCCTAGCAAATCAAACACTTACAGACTTTTTTGTCTCTATTGATATGGCAAAAGAAATATCAATGATACAGCGTTCCGACAAAGGCAGGCAGGCACGTCAATATTTTATTGAGTGTGAGCGCAGAGCACGCCAGCCAGCCATACCGCAGTCATTTTCTGAGGCGCTGCTACTTGCTGGCAAGTTACAACAGCAAATCGAGCAGGATGCGCCAAAGGTCGCTCATTATGACGCGGTGGCAGATCGTAAGACGTTGCTAAATGCCACGCAGGTCGCTCAGTCAGTGGGGATTAAATCAGCTCAGGCGCTAAACAAGCGTCTTAGCCAGGTCGGTGTGTATAACGCCAACTGCAAGCGCGGTAAAGCGTTTCAAGCGTGGTTCATTCAGCGCGGACTGGGTGAGATGAAGCAGGGTGATACAGGTCACATGCAGCCGTTATTTACCACCAAGGGCCAGATGTGGGTTTATGAGCTATTAAGCAAAGAGGTGGCGTGATGAATACTAATAAGAGGTATGCAATGCAAGAGACCGGCTTTACACAGGTAGATAACAAGATATTTGATGCACAGCCGTATCTAACGCCTATCGCCTTTGGTGTGCTTATGCGAATGGTCAGAATGATTGAAGGGTACCAGGGTAATGATGATGCTGCCTTATCAAATACCTTTTTGCAGAAGATGTGCAATATGAGTAAAAACACTGTCTCAAAAGCGGTTGGCGAACTCGTGGAATTTGGGTTTTTAAACCAAGATGCTCAGCAAAGAAAGACTGCTATTTACACTTTGAACTATGAAAATATCTCTACTTTTGATGCTAAAAAACATGGTCAGAATTTAGCATCCCAAAATTTAGCATCCCAAAATATGACCATTAGATTCCCAAAATATGACCCAGTTGTGTCCCAAAATATGGGAAGTAATAAAGAAAACATAAATAAAACTTCTTTAAAGAAAACTATAAAGAGTGGCGCAGAAGAAAAACCCGACGTTAAAAAATTGTCACCAGCAAAACAAGAGCGAGAGATTTTAGTTAAATCGCTTTTTGACAAATGGATTGAATTATCTGGTCAAAAAATCAAACCCTCTAAAAAACGTCTTAGTCACATTAACGCACGATTGGATGATGATTTCACAGAACAGCAGATTATTGATGCCATGACTTACGTTGCCAATGACAGCTGGCATGTTGCCAATGGTCAGAATCTAATCGAGATTGCCGTTAGATCAACTGAGCAGTTGGAAAAGAAACTAATCAAGATCGCAGCGCTTAACGCACAGCAAAACAATACTCAGGGGAACACTCATGCAAACAACCAGCCAGCTAACAACAAACCTCGCAGAGAAACTACAGACGAATACAAGCAGCGGATGCAGCGAGAGTTTAACGAAGAGTTTGGAATCGAAGTACAGCCCGACAGCCATACAGACTGCTACAGCTAAAGTCTTAAATCTTTTTGCAGAACTCAAAGAAGAGTATGGCGCATTGTTCGACAACAAAGAACATCGCTACACGCCAGCCAAGGCACGCGAATGGGCAGTTGAGCTACTAGAATCAGGCATCAATGGCGAACAGTACCAACGTGGACGCTGGCAAGCACTCAAGCAGCAGGATTATCCAGTAGAGCGAGCATACAAGTTTATTCAGTTATGCAAACTGGGTGAGATTGATACATACCCCACAGCCAACGACGCTTTTACCATAGCTTGCCAAAATTGCGGCATGAAGGGTGACATAGAACGCGACTGGAAGCATGAAGTGGTTTATGAGACAGCAAATAGGATTGGATGGGGAAAGCTGGCAAGTGCGACGGAGTATTTCTTCAAGACGTTCAAGCAGGTGTATGAGCAAGTAGTGATTGAGCATAAGGCTGGCAAGACGTTTGTTATTCCTCAGTCACATCGCTTAGCTAATGTTCACCAACCGGTCGAAGTAGGTAGTGAGGCGGATAAGCGGATTAGTGAAAAATTGGCGGAGTTGCGGAGAATGAGCGCATGAGCAAACCAGACCGCCACTTCATCGCCTTCGTCCACATCGATATGCCTTGGTGCAGCAGCCCGAAAGCATGGCAGCCAGCTTCTAACGAGATTGTCTTATTCGAGCAGCCGGACATGCCAGCCTATGACGATATCGTGAGTGCAGTTAAGCAGGCGTGTCCAGCAGCTGTAGGCGTCGTGCTTAACAATTTGCATGAGATCAGCCACACGGATTTTCTAAGTTTTATTAACGGTAGTAAGGATTGGGAGGTTGGAGCGTGAAGTTATATAACAACTGGTTTCTTGTCTGCATGGCTTTGATTTTGAGCATTGTTGCAAACCTAGTTGGCTTTGCAATGGGACAGCAAGCATCGTCTGATAACTGCCAACGGTTTGGCATGTTTCATTACTCAGGGAAAGTTTATTCATGCCAGCAGGTGAAAACAAATGATGTGGTGGTTACAAGTTTTAAGGGGTCGGTATGAAGCAGCTAACGCAGGCGATATTCAGCGGTCAGCCTTCCTGGGTAAAGAGCGCGGCAGTTGATAGTAATGGTAAGGCGCATCTCTATGGCTGCAAGAAAAGATATTTAAGCCCCAAGCATCATGTACCGCGTCGCTACAGCTATTGGTATCTTAAAGCTGGATGCAGCCTACCAGTCTTTCTTAATTTTAGGTCGGAGCTTATTGGTGATGGTTTTGATGCTACTGACTGGAAGCGCAGTGCGATAAACAGGGTTCTTTGATATGAAAAAAGACCCGTCCGACTATACCGCTGGCGAAGCTAAGTACCTAGCACGCCAGCAAGCGCTCAAGGCTGGCAGGCCGAACGCTATGACCTACTTTAAAAACGTCGCAGTGACCAAGGCAGGCGATTTTGTCATAGGGCTGACGTACAACAGCAAGCTACAGCTTTATTCAGCGAGTGCGATTGAGATAGACGGCGTGCGTGATAACGGGAAGCTGTGTAGTTGGAATGAAAACGGTATCGCACTAGATGACGATTTAAGCGCACTTAACATTGATTCGGTACATACATCGGTCAGGACGATTTAAAGGGCAGAAGGGTATGAAATTGGCACGAAAAAGCAGTAAAAGACCTTCTAGTCTCGAGCAGTTGGTCAGGGAAATCAGCGGAAAGCCTAAAAACAAGTTTGGTGCGGTCAAAAAGGTGGTTGATGACGTTAAGTTTGATTCAACCAAGGAAGCGAATCGCTACGCGCAATTAAAGTTACTCGTTCGCGCTGGCAAGATTAGAGATTTAAGA